ACTACCTCACCTTGTGAATTACAAGTAGGGCATTGATGTACTTCGGTATAAGAACCATTGCTCTCTCTTAAATAACCATTGCCTTTGCAATGATCACATATCACTTTAATCTTTTGCTTTGCCATTCGCTTTACCACCTTTGTTATCTAAAAAAAATCTAATCAATCTTCCAATCATTTTAGATCTTGTCCTATTTGTTTTAGTTGCAAGTACACCTAACTTTTCCCAGTCTTCGCGAGGAACAGATAGTGATTTAAATTTACTTGGGTCTGCCATCTTTTTTTTCCTTTCCTACATTGTCAATTGCTTCATCGGTAAATTCAATAGGGTAAGGTGCTTCAGATTTATCATTCCATACAAATGTAGTCTCTAAAATTTCTACATCACTTGCATAGGTTTCTTGATGATAATCATAAAAATCACTTTCAGTATTTCCCCAATTGTCAGAATTTTTTTTCCAATGGTTTATCCATTTTTCTTCACTTATGTTCTGTGGTTTTAAAAATTCTTTCTCTACTATCACTCTTTGTTTAACTCTCATATTTCCTTTCTTGTTTTGATTTTTCTCACATATGGGAATTTATCCCAAAAAATATAATTTGCAAGTATTATTTTTTTAATATAAAAAGAAGTTCTCTTCTCACACCTTTTGTTTGTTCGTCCCTTTCTTGGGACGGACAGACAGTTTAGAATAATTCTTAAGTAACTATTTTACCTTCATCCTTTTTAGGAATACAAGTAAATTTAGGATACAACTGGGAGTTGTTTATTTCATCTTTAGTAAAATTACCTTCTGCATATATAATCTCATAAGACTCTGATAGTCCTGCTCTTATGCAGTCGTGATGATCTGGAAATACTTTTGGATAATCTTTGTTGGTGTAGCACTCACCGCTCATTGCAGAGCAGATATAAACCGTTAATAAAAATTTCATTATTTCCCCTGGCCGCGATATTTTTTCCACGAACGCCGGCGTGATTTATTCATTTTACATTTACTAGGATTGCGTCCTATATTTGTTTTATGAAAAGTAGGTTCGTGTGAAACAAAGTCTTTAAATTTTTTAGCCATCCTCGTCTAACCATTCTCTTACGAATGGCTTGGCATCTTTAGGAGATGTTATAACTGGCAGATAAGTTATTTTACCATTCACGTGTTGTTCTAAATCTGCTCCGCAACTCATACACCTAAAAAAATCTCTATCTATACTTACCAACATAGTAAATTGATCACACGTTGGACACTTACCATTAACGACTTCAGCTTGAAATCTTAAATTTTTTTTCTTTGTCATCAATCAAGTATTAACTTCTTTATTGACAAAGATCCATCTATATTTTTTTCTACTTCAGCTTTAGACTTTATACACTGGTGCTGTATATTTTTTCCTGTTTCAGTTCTCTTGGCATATCTTTTACCTTTCAAACACATTGCCATTGAATGTTTACCTGTGTCAGGATCAATTTGAATTCTGTGTTCCTTAATCTCTCCGTTGACAATCATAAGAAGAGCCACAACTTCTAAAATCATAATACCTTACCTTTGTTGGGTCCTTTTTTAATTCTATATTTTTGTGTGCCTGTTGCACCTGTCTCTACTTCTTTTTTAAGATTCTTTACATAGCTCATTTGTTTTGCAGTGCGTTGCATCTCTGTTATGTAATCTAAAATTTTTCTAGTAATTCTTTCCATTTTCTCTTACCTTATCTTTTAAGTTCTCAATATCCTCTAATGCTTTTTCTAATTGTGAGTTGAGGAATTCTATATTAACTTTGTTTGTCATATTCATCTCTTGAGTCTTTTCCATTTTCTCGACACTTTTATAAAGATCTTCCAATAAAAAATGTTGCTCCTGATCGACGGGGACCTGTTCGGACTTCTTTAACAAATCATTTTCAAACAACTCACGTGATGTCTCTAACGAAACTAACCTTGCCGTCAGCTCCGTGTATGCGAACACGCCGGCTGCGACGAGTAAAATCAGAGAGGCAACCGTCTTCATCGGCATCTGCACGGCAGCGGATTCTGATATGTTTAAAGGTTTATTGCTCATTTATTTTTGGTTTTGGTTTTGGAAGTATATAATCTTTGGGGTCTACTTTCAATGTAGGATTATTGGGCCTAACAAAAATAGCTAATAAACACAGTAAAATGATGAGGATTGCGGTGAATCTGTAGTCCATTACAATCCTCCTTCATAAATCCTTACAAGATTATTGCTGCAGCTATAACTACTGCAATGATAATCACACAAATTTTGTGATTACACCAACACGTGTTGGCATAGTGTTTAATTTTATCAATCATCTTTTTGCTCCTCGATCTCGTAAAAGAAGTCATCAGTATCCGCGGTTCTCCACTTACCTGAATCTTCTACGTTCCATTCGTTAGTCTGTACTTTCCAATCAGGCACATTATCTTTGACAGTGAATGAAGGTAAATCCCAAATACATCTGTTGTTAGGTTGTGCTGCAAAATTGCCATCGTCTAGTGCAATTATGTGAGCGCACTTATGTTCGTGCGGTATCTCTGAATGGTCAGTGTCTAGTATATTAGCATCTGGGTGTCCCCAGTCAACAGTAAATAAATAAGAACCAAAATGTTTCTTTTTATCTTTACCAAAATAATATCCGGAAGCTGCGCTTAAGATAGCCCAATGAGTGACAGTAGGGTAATAAGAAAAACAATTCCAAAGCTCCAGTTCATCAAGTCGTCTTGTGGGCACTCTGGATGGGTCAAATCCCTTTTGAATAAACGCGCTAATTGGTAAGCGATAAAATATTGCACCGTTACCCATAAGAGCGTGGAATAGTATAGCACGGCCCCCCATACTTGTAATGCCGAAGATAATACAGTCTTCAACTTCTCCGTGATGTTTTTTACAATCATATAAATACTCCCTTCTAACCTGTGCGTAGATAGTTGGTATGTTTGCGTTTAAGTATGCCATTATTTAATTTCACCCCAGTTATCCCCCTTCTCATAATCTACTTTGTTTGGAACTTCAAGTTCCACAGCAGACTCCATTATCTCTATAATTTGTTCTGCCTTTGCATCCGACTCAACAGAAATATCTACTTCGTCGTGAATTTGTATATGTGGTATTATACCATTTTCATACAAAGCTACCATAGATTTTTTAGTCATATCTGCTGCAGATCCTTGGATTAATTTGTTTAAAGCCTTGTAAGTAAACGCTCTTTTTAATGGCTCATCATATTCTTTTCTTGCTTGTTCTAACGGTAAAGGTTTAAAGACTCCAAACTGTACTGGTTGCCATAAATCAAAATGACACGCTCTACCACCCAACGTTCTAATCTTACCACGATCATTTGCTTTACGAGATACATTGTCCATCAATTGTTTTACAAATGGTGCTTTGCTATGATATTGTCTAATTAATTTTTCAGCAGACTCTTTCATCAATCCTAGTTCTGCCATTAATTTATTTTTACCCATACCATACATCAAACCAAGGTTAATTGTTTTGGCTTGCTTACGTTCTATGCCTGCCATATCTGCAACAACCTGGTGGAAGTCTGCATCCCCTTGATTGTATGCTTCTACAATTTCATCTACACCATTTAAGTTTTGTAGTTTTGCATAGTGTACTAATATTCTAGGTTCTTGTTGTGAGTAGTCAAACGATCCCCACACTGTATCTTTTTCTGGAATAAATATAGATCTAATCATTGGACCTAGTTCAGGATGTCTTGCTGGAATCTGTTGTAGATTAGGATTTGACATACTAAATCTACCTGTGACTGTACCACCTGCATCTGATCTTATTTGATTTATATCTGCGTGTATTCTACCATCGACTGCGTGTTTAGTTATTGAATCTATAAATGTAGTGTGAGCTTTGTTTATCTCTCTTGCATCTGCAATTAGTTTTGGTAATTCGTGTGGGTGGTTTTGTAAAAAGTTTTTTGTAAAACTTGGCTCTTTACTTTTTTCTGTCCTGTCGTACGGAAGTTTTAATTTATCAAATGCTTTTGCGATACTTCGAGCTGCGTGTATTTCTACGTCAACTCCTGTTAAACTCTTGATTTTATTTACAATTTTAGACTCACGATCCATAAGATTTTTTTTAATATTTGCTGCTTTGTCAAGATCAACTCTTACACCTTTGAATCTCATATCAACTAAACAAGGAAATAATTTTGTCTCCAGGTTAAACACATCCCACAACTCTTGTTGATATAATTCTGTCTCTAATCTTTTCCAAAGTTTAAGTGTAGACTCTGCATCACGTTCAGCATATTGACCTACAAACAACGCAGGTAATCTCCACATATCTTTTTTTGCATCAAGACCATATTCTTTTGCAGCTGCATTAAGAATACTTTCATCTTTACCCATACCTATGTAATGTTTTGCTAGTGTATTTAATTGATAAGACAATCTATTCTCATCAATCAAAGACGCTGCTATCATAGTGTCAACTACTTTACCTTTGACTATTACCCCTGCTGATCTTAACCAACAGATATCATACATTGCATTGTGAAATATAAAGGTAGTATCTGGTTGATTACAAATATCTTGTAACCAAGATAGGACTAATTTTTTGTCCATATTACCACCAGACTCGTGATGTATAGGAAAATACCCTGACCAGCCCTCTACAGCCACCGCAACGCCAGCAATGTGGCCTTTTCCAGTAACATTACCAGAGCCTAGTTCTTTTAGGTGTGGATCATTGGTCTCTAAATCGATTGCTATTTCTTTATGTCCTCGAAGATCTTTTAGTTCTTCTGGCATAACCCATTCCGTTTCTGGAGTAAACAACGGGATCTGGGTACTTCTCACGAATAGTCCCTTTCCAATATCATTTCTAAATAGTGTATTGCCTTCTTCACATCTTCCTCTTTTCCTTTTGACTGGTGTCTACAGATGTATTTTATAGCGTTCCCTTCTGCAAAAAGCAACTTGTTTTCATTTATAAAATGTGCTGGTTGAATTTTCATATTGCGGTAGTGTTTTCCACCTACCTGCTTCTCTAAAGTATCGTATGTTGTACCTTTAAATAAATCTTTGTTGGTCATAGTATATAAGCTCTGTCAAAGTCTCTTGGATCTAGCACGTGTAATTCACGCTTCGCTCTCGTCGCTCCGGTATAAAATAATCTATGTA